TCACCTTTGGCTCGGGTGTACGGAGCCGTCGCCGCCGCCCTGGCGAATGTTTCGATCGATCATGCGCTCATTGTACTCGACCTGCCCACGCGTGACGTTATCTGCCGGCGCGGAGGGGCTGGAGGGGCTGCTGCCGATGAACCCGCCGAGCACGCCCGCCCAACCCGCTTGCTCCGCCGGCGTCATGGGCTGGCCGTTCGGTCCGACAATGCGGACCCGCGGCGCTTGGCCGGAGTTCGGGAAAGCTGAGTCGTAGAGTTCGGCCATCCGCTTTTCGTCGCCGCGGACGACACGGACCATCACGTCCACGTCGCGGCCGCCCTGGACCATCGCATACATGCCGTCCGGCGTCCGGCGTAGATTGTAGCAGGCGCCGCGAGGACCCGTGTAGCAGAACTGGTCACCCTGGATCGCGTAGCTGGTGCGCCCGATGCCCGAAGGGTGCATGCCACGCCAGACCCGATCACCATCCGGGCTGAAATACTCCACCTGCTCGCCCGGCCGGCCATTCGCGGCCTGAATGTGGACGGTACTGCCTCGGATGAGTTGGGCGATCTCCGCTCCGGTTAGCATGCGGCCACCCGGTTGTGGGCGGACGCCTGGCGCGTTGATGTCCGAGAAGCGCGTTTGTCTCACCTGGTCCGCGAGCGGCGACGCCGAGGCAGCCTGCAACGGCGGACGGGTGCCTGTGGACGCTTGGACCGGAACCCGCGCGGGCCGTTGCCAACCTGCGCCTGAGTTTCCGTAGGAACCGGCCGCGACCGGGCTGCCCGCCGTGGACCCTGATGGTCTCGGCGAGCCGCCAAATACGCGGTCCAACCCAGCGCCTATGTCTCGGCTGAGCGAAGCGACAGGGTCGCCCCCGGGCTGCTGCGCGCAGCCAGCTGCTAGGAGGAGGACGGCCGGAATGGCCACAGATCGGATGCGCCACATAGCCTGCCTCTCCTCGCTGCGACGAGTATCAAGTCTCACGCGGTGTCCGGAAGGGTTTCAGAGTTGTATACGGAAACGGAAATCACGAACCTGCCAGTGTCCCGGGCCGGCCTTGCCTTCGACTACCGCACGACACTGAGCGAAGCCGTGCTGCCATCGTGGTCACCGAATGCCCGGATCGAGCGGGAGGAGCGGTTCTGGCGGGCGCGGGGTGTATGGCCGCCGCCGCTGAACCGGAGCACCTGGCCGCCGATCCCGAATGATCTCTAGGCCTACGGCTGCAGCTAGGTAACGCTGGTGCAGCATGGTGGAGAGTGAAATGCACCGCCCGTTCTTTGGCCCACGCATCAAGCTCGAACGAGCACGCGAGCAAATCATACAGCTGGGGGTGCTGGAACGAGAATTTTTCGACAGCAACGCTCCCACCATGGACACAGAAACAGAGCCCGGGACTGGCAATAAGCTAGTCTTTATCCGTCTTCGAGCAGACGTTCCGCCATTGGTTCACGTGCTGACCGGGGAAGTGGTTTATCACCTTCGCTCCGCACTGGACCAGGTAGCTGTCGCTTTGGCTCGCATGTCGACAGGAAATCCAGATCTCGCCAAAATAGCTTTCCCGAGCGGCAAACACATTAGTGCGTTTAATGAAGAGATTTCAAAGAAATTGAAGGGCGTGGACGAAGATTTTATTGAACTAATCCGCCAACTTGCCCCGCATGGCAACGAGACTGACAATAAAATCGCCTGTCGCGAGCAAATTCCTTACACCGGAAACATTGATTTCTACCATGTTTTCCCGATGGCGAATCACGATAATCATCGCGAAATCATTCCTGCCAGCGCGCACGGCGCACTACAGATCCTGAGCAACTTCCATTTTGTGAACTCAATCGGCGGGATTACAATTGACGGGACATTGCGCTCACTTGAGCAAGGAATACTGTTAACCACGCTAGCGCCAAACGGAGCATTCGAGCCTCGGAACCCGCAAGCGAAGCTCCGCATCTCCGGCAAGCTGCTCCTCGGCAACGTCGGCACGCTGAGTGGCAAGCCGCTTGTCCACTCCCTCGCGACCATGCACAACGCCACCGAACGCGCCCTGAGGCACATTGAGGGCGCTTGCATCGAGATGGGCCGAATAGACTCCAACGGGGAGTTGATTGGGAAATGCCCTTAACCGCGAAAGCCCGCCAGGGGTGCCGGCAGGGCTTTTTCTTGATCAACCTGATCGTCGCACCGTCTATCCCGACAGCGGCGGCCAGTCGTCCACCGTGCCGATCCGCGACCAAGCCAGCCGCTTCGCCTCCACCGGATCAGCGCCCAGTGCATAGGCCGCCTCCGCCCAGCGGCGCCGGCGGAGGCCGAGCTTCGGCACCAGCTCTCCGCCCTCCCGCTGATTCCGGTAGTGCCGCAGCTGCTCCGCCGCGGCGCGCCACTCGTGCCGCAGCAGCAGCCCGTGCAGCGCCGCACCCCAAACAGGCATGAAGCCGAGGTTGTTGCTCGTCAGGATCGCCACCGCCCCCCAGCGCGCCGGCAGCCCGTCCGGGAAGGCCTTCCGGGCTCGCTGCTCGCCAAGCGCCAAGTCGCGCCTCGCCATCAGAATCGCATCGGCCATGGTGATCGGCGGCGTCCTCGGCGTCACCGGCCGGCCGGCCAGGTCGAGAGTGGAGCCGTAGCCGATGGTCCAGGTCCCGCCCGGCCGGTCGCCGTTGTCGTCATAGGGGACGAGGGACAGCCCCTCGAAAGCCTTGCTGAGCTCGAGCGTCTCGGCCGAGACGCCGCCGCGCCACCAGCCAAGCGGATCGCCGGCGACGGCCGCACGGCCGGCCGGGGTGTCGCCGGGCAGCTGCTGCGCAGGCGCGGGCGGGGGAGGCGCCAAGGGCGCCTCCCCCACGGTCAGGACGGGGACGGCGCCGGGAAGGGCCACGGGCGGCGCTGGCGGCGCCTCCGACCGCCCGGAGGCGCCCCAGCCGAGAAGGCGGAGGAGCCAGCTCACCGTGCGCCCCGCCGGCCAGCCAGATACCACGCCACGGTGGCGAGGCTGAGCACGCCGCCGATCGCCGTTTCGGCCGTGCCGGCGTCGAGGATGCCGCGCGCCACCAGCGCGCCGGCGGCCAGCTGCAGGACGTGCCTCAGCACGCCCATCGCGAGCGCCTTGTCCATCGTCTCTCTCCTGTGTCTGGATTGCCGCGGAAGGTCCGCCGCGGCGGCGGGTCCTGGAACCGGGATGGCTCTCGACAGCTTACCGCTCTGTGATGGCGTGCTTACCAGGGGCACAAGATGGAGCGGTTCTTCTTCCACCTGCGAGCGGGCGGACTCCGGAAAGCGGACGCAGAGGGCTTCCTCTACGTCGACTTGGGATCGGCGAAGCGGGATGCGCTTGGGATCCTGCGCGGGATCGTTGAGGACAGGATCAAAACGGGGCAGCCCGTCGTCGACCTAGCGATCGACATTTCAGACGCCGCCGGCGCCACACTGGAAGTCGTATCGACGCTCAGAGACGTTCTCGTGCACTGACGTAAAATAGTGACTCGTCAGGGCGCGGCACGCCGCTGCAGCGCGGCCACGACGACGTCGAGCAGGCGCGTACCGGTCGCGCCCGCGAATCCCGCGACACCGCCGACCATCAGCAGCGGCCAGCCCGCATCGCGCAGGGTCGGGTCCCAGTAGACGGCGGCGCCGGCCGCCACGACGCCGAGCGTGGCGCCAACGCCCGCCTCGATCAGCAGCAGGCCGAGGTGGCGCACGCCGCCATGCAGGGCGAGCATGACGCGGGCGAAGGCGCCGATGCCGGCGGCAACGGCCGCCATCTTCGTCACGGCGAGGGGGTCTTCAGCCGCCATCGAGCAGCCCTCCGCATCCGGCGGGCCGGGTGGTTGTGGTGATCATGTCGTTGAGCCTTCCTGCGGGCTGGCGCACACCGACACCGGGCCCGCGGCCGGTGGGGCGAAGGGGTCAGCCGCCGAAATCCCAGTCCCGATGGGGCACCCACGGGGCCGGCGGCGCAGGCTGCGAGGGCAAGGGGCCGCAGCGGCGCATCAGGGGATCACCGTCCAGGCGCCCGAGAAGCTGACCGTCGCGTCGGCTGTCACGCCGGTTCCGGGCACGACGCAGCGCAGGACCAGGTCCGTGCCGACCACGACGAGGGAGATGGCAGCGGCGCCGGTCAGGGCGCGGCGGCTCGTCAGCGTCGCCGCGGAGCCGTCCCAGTCGAAATCGTAGACCCGCATCGAAGCGTCGCTGCCGAACTGCGGCGTGAGATGGGCGATCAGCGTGCCGTTCGCGCGCACCTTGGTCAGCGGCATCACGACCAAGTCCGTGGTGGCGCCGCCGCCCTCGAGCGCTGCGTTCGGCAGCATGTCGTTCCAGCGCAGGATGGTGAAGGCCTGCTCCACCGCGAGGAAGTCGGTCCCGTTGCCCGACACCGTGAGCTCGCCGAACACCCCGCCGCGCTGCACCACCAGGCCGGTCGTGCAGTTCAGCGCCTTCAGCTTGGTCGAGGGCGACCCTCGCAGGAAGAAGAATCCCTCCCCGCAGTCATCGGCGATGAGGTTGCTCAGCATCAGGCCAGTGCGCGGCGCGACATCGAACTCGAAGCCGGTGGCGAAGCGGCGCGCCGTGATGTCCGACATGGTGACCATCAGGCCGGAGGCGTTCCCCTCCAGGTCCCATGTCAGCGACACGCCGTCGCCCGCCGCGCGGCCCGGGGTGGCCGGCGCGAGATTGGCGCCGACGACCGTGATCTGGCGGGGCGTGACGAAGGACCCGCCCTCGTCGTTATCGATGATCTTGATGATCGCGCCGTCGAGCACCGGCACGGCTTCGGAGGTGATGTTCGAGATGGAGAGGCGCTCCGTCGCCTCCTCGATGTGAATGCAGTCGTAGACGTTGCCGGAGTAGTGCGTGCTGGAGATCCGCAGGTTCTTGTTGCTCGCGCCTCCGTTGAAGAACCGGAAGGCGGGATCGATGGCCAGAGGCGTGTCGTAAGAGACGCCCTCGTACTCCACGTCGTTGCAGACGCCCGAGGGGGAGTTGATCGAGCAGGTCCCGAACATCTCCCGGACCCGGCCTCCGCGCATCTTCACGCGGCGGGTCGCGCGGGTGTTCCCGTTCGTCTTCAGGAAGAGGAAGCTGCAGCGCCGGATGTCGCACTCCTCGACGAGGAGGTCCGACGTGTCGGCCGCGGTCGAGAAGGTCAGGAAGTGGACGGTGCCGCTGGCCGCGCCCCCACTCTCGACCACGTTGCCGTTCACGGTAAGGCGCCGCAGGGTCAGGTTGGAGGAGGAATACTGGAAGATCGTGCAGGTGTGCACGATGCCGCCGCCCGGCCCGACCACCTCGATGGCGAGGTTCTCGATGGTGACGTCCGGGCCGGCCACCACGAAGCACTGGCGCAGCGTCGCGTCGGTGAGCTCGAAGCGCAGCACCGTCCGCGCCCCGGCGCCGCGGAGCGTCGTACCGGCGGGGATGTTGAGAATTGTGGCCGAGCCGGGGTCGGGCGCGATGCGGTAGGTGCCGGCCGGGATGTTCACCACCGTGCCGTTGGCCGCGATCAGCGCGTTGCGGAGGGCGCCCCGGTTGTCGGCGCTGGCCGTGCTGACGCCAAACCCGCGCACCCACCAGAGGTCGTTCAGCAGGTCCGCGATCGGCAGCGAGACGGCCCCCGTGGCAGCGCGGGCATGGGTCACGTCGGCCCCGGTGAGGGTCACGGCGCCCTGGCGGCCGGCGACCGACTGCACCGGCGCGGCCGCGGCGGCCTGCTCCGGCGTGGTGCGCCCGGCGATCTGGCCCGCCAGTGCGGTGTCGGCCGCGACGCGCTCTGCCGCCTCCCCGTCCACCAGCGCGCCGACGGCCGCGACGGCCGCGTCCTCCGCCTGCTGGTCGAGCTGCTCGCGCGTCACCGTCAGCGGCTGCCCGCCGGGTGTCAGGCCGAGCAGGCGCCCGCCCGCGGGCAGCGGTGCCGGCGTGATCTTGTCGGCCGGGAGGACCTTGATCTCGACGGTGTTCGTCATGGCGTCACTCCGATGGCCAGGCCGGCGAGGGTGATGAATGAGCCGCCGTCAGTGGTGAGGATGGTCGGCGGCACGGGGGCGGGGTCGACCGCGGTCGGCAGGAGGTCGAAGGCGCGCTCGTCGAGGATCAGGCCGGTGCCGGCGCGGAACTGCACCCGCCACTCGCCCAGGAGCACCAGGGGTGGCGGCTCCGCACCGTAGATGCCGGCCGAGAGGCGCTCCGCAGAGACGGCGAACTGAGCGGCGAGGCCGGGCGGCACGAAGACGAATTCGGCTGCTGGAACATCGGTCAGGGCGCGACCGATGAGGGCCCGCACCTCGCAGAACCAGGGCGCGGGAGAGCCGGCGACGTAGCTCGGCCGGCGCGCGCTCTCCCTCTCCCCTGCGCGCAGCACGGCGCGCAGGCCAATGGTGCCTGACATGGGCAATGCTCCAGGGTGGTGGGTGCCGCCGCGGCGGCGGTGTCAGAGGGTGGCGGCGAGCCGGAAGAGGTCGTCGACTTGCGCGCTGGACAGGCCCAGGGTCGTCGCCGCGCCGGCGATCATCGGGTCCGTGCGCAGCACCTCGGAGGCATACTCCCAGGCCTCCTGCACCTCCGCCGGCTGCGCCGCGACGTAGGTGGCGACGGCCGCATGGAGGCCCGCCGAGCGCAGCGCGCGGCGCGCCTGCAGCGGGCCGACGCTGGCCGGGACGGGCACCGCCGGCGCGGGGTCCACGACGGCGACGCCGCCGGCAGCCTGCCAGGCGAGGAACCGGGCATAATCGGCGTTCGCCGGATCGCGCGGGATGGCCGCGCCGTCGGCCGCGCGGATGACGACGAGCGTGGAAGCCCCGCCTGTCCGCGGGTCGCGCGGGATGCGGTAGCTCACGGTCAGAACTCGGCGCTTGCGGCGAAGTCTGCCTGGAAGACGACGCTTCCAGCCGCGCTGGACGTCGCGAAGACACCGCAGCTGGTGACGGAGGGTTCCGGCGTGCCGATGACGCAGTTGACGACGGACGAATTGCTCAAGGCGATGGTCGGCGTGGCGCGCTTACGGGCCGCGAAACCGATGCTCTGCCCGATGACCTGCGCGCCCGCGGTCGCCACGCCCCAGAGCTTGACGAAGCCCGCCTCGAAGTAGCGCTGGCAGAGCGCCATCTCGGTCGCGAAGGGCCTGCGCTCGAAGGGCAGCGCGACGCTGCCGGGCTCGACCTGCAGGTGGCTCCAGGTGCCGCCGGACATGCGGACCGTCGCGTCGGCGCCGCCGGGAAGGGTGACCTGGCCGCCGTTCGCCACCGCCACACCGTTGACCGTGCAGGCCGCGGTGCCGGTCCAAGACACGGTGTGCACCCCGCCGAGGATCGAGGCACCCTCGATCACCTGCTCCATGCCGCCGGCGGGGGCAGTGACGGTGCGGATGCCGGCGCCGTCCGACCAGGAGACGGACTGGCCGGAGACCACCACGCGCCAGCGGTCGAGGGTGTACTGGTTGGCCCCCGTCGTCGCGGCGCCGGAGACGTAGCCGCGCTGGTTGATGATCGGGTTGCCGTTGATGATCAGGTTGCGGAAGCCGGCATAGGGGCCGGTCGAGAGCCCGCCGAACTGCAGGCCGTTCGGACCAAGGGATGGCGTGCGCACAGCCGGCACCGCGTTCCAGGCCGTCGCCGCGCCGGTGAAGGTCTCGGGAGCCGTGCCGCCCAAGCGGTCGTTGCCGAGGATCTGCGTGACCGTCGCCGTCTCTGGCGTCGTGGCGTTGACGGTCCAGACGCCGGAGATGGCGCGTCCGGCTCCGTCGCTCAGGACGAAGAAGCAGCTGGCGCCGCCGCCGAAGGCGGCCAGGAAGGTGCGGAAGCCCGTCGGGGCCGCGCCGAGGGTCACCGTCGAGCCGACGCCGACCGTGCCCGGAGAGGGCGCGGCACACTTCACACGATCTGCGAGCATCACAGCCTCTCCATGATTGTGGCCGTCCACTTCCGGCGGCTGCCGCTCGGCGTCGCGAAGGACAGCGGGCCGGGCGACAGCAGGCCAAAGACGGCTTCCGTGGCGGCGCGGGCATGCGCCTCGCGCGGCACGAACAGGATATTGCGACCGGCTGCGCCGGCCGAGATCAGGCGCTCGATCGCCGGGGTCAGCGTGTCGAGCGGCGTCGGCAACTCGAAGCGCCACATCCGGGCAGCCGAGAGCGCATCCACGAAGACCGAACCGCCGCGCGTGGTCACGTCGGCGCGCCGGACGTCGCGATCCACCTCCGCGGCGCTGGAGATCGAAACCGAGATGGCCGCACCGACATAGGCAAGCGGGATGTTCAGGAAGCCGTCGGGGTTCGCAGGGTCGGAGATCTCGACCAGCGCGGCCTCGCCCGAGATGCCCACGGGCAGGATATGCAGCGCCTGCCCCACCCCGGCCGCGACGCCGGCGCCGACGACGCCGCTGTCGTAGGCCGCTGCCGTGAGCGTTGAGCCCGAGGTGGTCAGGGCCAGCAGCTGCGGGTCGCTCAGCGGGCCATAGACGCGGACATCGCGGAGGAGGCTGATAGCCTCGCCGGACTGGACCTGGAGCGTGTTCACCGTCGGCGAGGCGCCCGCGGTGTCCGTCCCGAGGAAGGCGCCGCCCTGAGCGAGGGTGAAGCGGTCCGGCTCGAAGTCGATCGCGGTGCGGAGCAGCGTGCCGAGGGCGACCGCCTGGCCCGAGTTGCCGATCGTCGCGGAGACCACCGTCTCCGCCACCACGGCGATCGAGCTGAAGTAGGGGTTCCCCGGGCTGCTGCCGACCGTTCGCACCTCCGCGCGGTTGTTGGAGGTGCCGTCCGAGACCCGGACGTAGCCCTGCTGGCCGGAGGTGGCGTGCGCCAGCACGACCTGCTCCACGTAGAGCGCGCCGGCGCTGAGCGGCGTGCCGAGCGCCATCGTCGCGTTCTCGACGCCGCGCGTGGCCGCCGCGGGCGCGCCGACGGGCGGGAGGATCGGCGTGGTGGCGAAGGCGCCCTGCTCGAGCTGCGGCGCACCGACGCGTAGGGTGAAGTCGACCACCGTGCCGTTCGGGATGGTGACGTCGAAGCGGGTCGTGATCCCGGCCACTGTCGCGCCACCCGAGAGAGTGCGGAGAGCTTCGCGACGGACCAGCGCGGCGCCGGGCGGCGTGACCGACACCGTGCCGGTCGTGACGATCCCGCCGCCGCCGTCGCGCTCGATCAGCAGGATGTTGGTGGTCGAGGGGAGCGTGCCGCCGACGAGCGCGAGGAAGAGGGACGAGACCCATTGCTGGCCGGTTGCGGCGGCGGGGGCGGAGGCGGGCTGCACCGGGGTGACCTGGACCGCGCCGGCGGATCCCGCGGTGCCGGTGTAGCGGAATTCGACGTAGGGGATGCCATCCTGCGTGCCGACGCCGACGATCTGCCGCGTCAGGCCGGAAGCCGAGGAGCTGATGGTCCAGCCCGTCGGCGCTGTGCCCGACGTGCCGGCCACCGCGCCCTCGCAGCGCGGGTTCGGCAGGCCGTTGGTCCGGCCTGGCTCGCGCAGCCAGCCTAGCCGCGCGCCGGAGGCGTCGTGGTGCAGGCGCAGCACATTGGCCGCCACCTCCTCCCAGACGCCATCGGCGCGTAGCCGGGTGGCGCTCGCCCCGGTCGGGGTGTGGGTGCGGGTCACCGAGAGGCCAGCCGGCACGGACCAGGCCGCGCTCCCCGGCGCCAGCGCCAGCAGCGGCGACGCCTCGAAGAAGGCGTCCCGCGCGCCGACCCGCACCCGCAGCGTCGCCGCGGTGCTGAGGTTGGTCCGGGAGAGCAGCACCGCACGCAGGCTGGAGGTTGCGAGGAAGCCCAGGCGCAGGGATGCCGAGGTCACCCCGGCCGGCGTCTGCCAGGCGACCGTAGGATCGCCGATCGGCACGCGCAGCAGCTCCGGCCCGGAGCCGGAGAGCGCGGCCGAGGCGGTGAGGTCCGCCGTCTCCACCAGGTTGTCGGTCCCGATCAGCGCCATCTGCCGTCCCTAAACCAGCACCAGCAGCGAGGCCGTCGCCTCGCCGCCGCGCAGCCCGTCGCCAACCACTTGCCCAAGCGCCCCACCCCGCAGCCCGTCCGCCGGCCAGACCAGCTGCACCGGATCGCCGATCTCCCGCAGCAGGACCGAGGCTGCGGGCGCCGTGACCTGCCAGAGCGTCCGCGGCACGCCCCACAGCGCGCCGAGCGCGGTCGCCAGGGCGGTCGCCTCAATCGCCTGGAGCAGCGCCGTTTCCACCAGCGGCGGGCGCCCTGCCTGCGCGTAGCGGGTCAGGTTGGCCGCATCAGCCCACGAGGCCGTCCGCCAAGGCTGCGCCAGGCGCTCCCGCTCGGCCGCGGTGACCGTCGCCTTCGGGGTGGTGGTGGTCTGGTGCGTCCGGTCGTAGCCGACCGTCCAGAAGGCCGCCGGCGGCGAGAGCGGGGCCGGTAGGTCCACCGGCTCGATCGCGACCGCGGAGGACCGGTCGAAGCGCGCCACCGGGGCGGTCCCCGTCGGCAGGGCGCGCAGTGGCCAGAGCCGCAGCCCGCCGCCGCGCGTGGCAACCAGCCGGGCGCCGAGGGCGGCGAGCAGCGGCGCGATCGCCGCCCTGCCCGTCTCGTCGCCCGCCCAAGCCCAGCCGCCCGCATAAGGCACGGCTTCCGCGGCACCGAGGAACGATCCCTCGTTCAGCAGTTCCACCGGCAGGCCGATCTTGTTGACCAGCATGTCCCGCAGCACGCCGACCGCGGTCGGGCCGGCGCCGCCGATGCCGTCCACAGTGATCTGCCCCACCGGATCGGAGCCGAGGCGGATTTCGCCGGTTGCGTTGGAGGTGATGTAGCTGCCGGCGGCCGGCGCCGACGCCGCGTGAACGTCCGGCACGTCGCCGGCCGGCGTGTAGTTCGTCGCGCCGTCTTCGCGCACCGCGACCACGGTCCCGGCGCCATCGGTCCAGCGGTAGATCCGTGTGGTGGCGTTCACCAGCACGACCGGGCAGGCCCGCACGGGCGCCGCGAGGCTGCCGCCGCGCACCACCGGCCAGGGACGCCCGGCCATGTCCGCCGTGCCTTCCGCGCCGCCCGTGCCGAGGAAGCGCCGGGTCGAGATCGGCGCATCCAGCCAGGCGCCCGGATCTCGCAGCGGCACGATCGCGCCGCGGGCATCGGCGCGCCAGGTCATGGCAAGGCCGGAGAAGGCGTCCACCAGATCGGCCGCGCGCGGGTCCGTCGCCCGGCCGCGCGTCGTGTCCCAACCGCGCTGCCCGGCCCGGATGCGGACCCGGCGCATGGCCGTGTCCCGGCCCGCGAGCGCCACGCCCGGGATGGTCCCAGGCTGGCCGAGGTTCAGGCTGCCCCAGGCGTAAGTGTCTTCGCCGCCGGGAGCGAGCGCCACGCGGCGCTCCACATCCGGCCCGGCGGACAGCACGGGCGGATAGGGCGTCGCGCCGCCCGGGTCGCCTTCCCGGCCGCGCCAGCCGCGGTCAGAGACGCGGATCGTCTCCACGCCGGCCGCCGGGGCGAAGTCGTAGGGGATGGCGCCCTGCGCGTCTTCCGCATGGGCGAGGCCCGCCACCGGCAGCACGCCGCCGCCGACGGCCGCCTCGATCTCCGCCAGCCATACCAGCGCGGCGCCGGTCCGCGGGTCGAAGGCCGCGGCGGTGACGACGGGCGCCGAGGGCGAGACCGGCACAACGGCCGCCGGCTCCGCGGCATGGGCGTTCTCCGCGTGCGCGGTCATGCGGCGCGGAGGCCCGAGCTCGGCCGGGACATGGCGAGGTTGAGATCACGCCGCAGCGCCTCGATCGCCACCTCCACTCGGCTGGTTGCGTCCACCATCCGATCCGTGTTCCGGCGGTCATTCTCGGCAACGAAGGCCTGTGTCAGCGCATCGTTGCCCATGCCTGTGATCGCGCCGGCGCGATCCAGGATTAGGCTGAGCGTGTCGGCGTAGCCCTGGCCGCCGCCATAGACCTCGCGCCCCAGTGTACGCAGCGTCTCGGCGGCGTCGCGGAAGCCGGAGATCGAGGTGGCGTCGCCGCCCAAAGCGGCGCTGTAGACCGCGTCAAACTGCTGCCGTGCCGCGCCATAGCGGTCGAGCAGCGTGCCGGAGCCCTCCGTCGTCGCCAGGCCGCGCACATATGCCCCAAGGTCCGTCACGACGTTCAGCGCGGAGCTGCGGGCAGCGCCCTCGCGCCGCTCGATCTGCTGGCGGCGGAGCTCCTCGCCCTCCGCGACATGAACCTCGTAGAGCTTGTTCATGGCGGCCGTCACCCGGTCCGCCTCAAGCCCCATGTCCTTCAGCTGCGCGGCCGTGGTGCGCCACTCATTGTCGTTGGTGGCGACGCGCTCCGCCCATTCCGCCTCGTCCGTGCGGCCGGTGACGCGCATCACGCGGCGATCGAGGCTGCCGAGGAAGCCGGCGTATTCAGCGTCGCGCGCCTTGGTTACCGCATCCACGGCTTCCTGACGCCGCTCAACCAGCCGCGCCTCTTCAAGCCCGAGCTGCCGCGTCTTCCAGATCGCATCGTCAAGCGGAGCGGCTGCGGCTGCGATGGCGCGCGTGTAGGAGTTCTGCTCGGCCGCGAGCTTCTCGACCTCCTCCGTCGTGCGGTTCAGCGCGACGTAGGTGTTCTGATACCAATCGAGGTCGCCCAGCGCGCCGGCGGTGTCGCCCCCGGCGCGGCGGATGATCGCGCTGACGTTGCTGTCCGAGGTCTGGCGGGCCGCCTCCTCCAGAAGCTTCTGCGTCGCGAAGGCGACCAGCTGCTGCGCCGCGTCCTCGTCGCTGCCGAAGCTCCGGCTCTCGCCGCCGATCGTCACGCGCGCGCCGTCACGGCTGCCCATGCCCACGGTGAAAGTGCTGTCCACCGGACCGCTGATGCCGGCGAGGCGGCCGATGTTCTCGGCCACGCTGTCGACTGACTGCGCGATCTGCCGCGCCGCGTCCCGGTTCTCCTGGGAGAAGCGCTTGCCCTCGAGGCCAGTCACCGTGACCTCGTCGGTGACGGTGTTCATCGTGGCATAGCCGGTGCGGTCGCTGGGCTTCTGCCCAGGCAGCAGGGCGCCGATCACCATCAGCGCCGCGGCCGCGATCCAGCCGTAGACCGGGACCGACATGCCCGCCATCGCCGCGGCGGAGAGGCCCGCCGTGGCCGCGCCACCGGCGGCCTGGGTGTAGCCGCCGACGCCGCCGCGCTGGATGCCGCTGTAGGCGCCGTAGAGGCCGCCCGCGATGCCGAGCGCCCCCATGGCCGCGGACCCCGCCGACATGCCGCCCGTCGCGCCGGCCGCGCCAAAGTCGTTCCCGACATACGCGGCAGCCTCGGAGCCGAGGCCCACGGAGCCAGGCTGCACGACGGCGCTGCCATAGACCGGCGTCCCGCCCCACACCGTCGTGTTGGCAAGGCTGTCGATGCCGGAGTAGCCGGTGTTCCAGGTGTAGCCCGGCCCCATCATCCGGCTGGGGTTCACCCCGCTCAGTCGGTCGTAGGCCGAGTAGGCCTGGCGCGCGTAGTCGAAGTAGCTGCTGCCCCCGCCAGCGCCATTCTGGCCCGCGCCGGAGCCTCCGGCGCTGTTCCAGCCCTCGACGACCGGACTGACGATCGGGCGGATGATGGCTTCCGCCGCCATCCGCGCGAAGATGCGCCGGAAGGTGGCATAGAAGCTGTCGAGCATGCCCTCCCAGCCGCGGCGGTTCGTGTCAAACAGGTCCGCGAAGGTCTCCGCGCCGTAGCGGACGATCTCATCCGTCGTCTGCTTGTTGGCGCGCTCGCGCTCCCGGAGCGCATCCTGCTCAGCGCGATTGGCGGCGTCCCGCGCCCGGCGATTGGCCTCGACGGTGGGCTGCACGATCCGAGCGACCAGGCCTTCCCACCGCTCAAGTTCCTTGGCGGTGGCCTCTACCTCGCGGCGCGCAGCCTCGGCTGCCTGGCGCGCCGACGAGCCCGCCTTCTCGATCGCCTCGTTGAGCTCTTGCACGGAACGAGCTCGGAGGCGGGTCGCCTCCGCCTGGTCGATGCTGCCGCGGGCCAGAAGGCCGTCGATGTTGGTCAGCCGCTCAGCATGCTCCCGGCGCGCCTTCTCGGTGCTGTCGAGGTTCTCGCGCAGTTCGCGGAGGGTCTGCGCGTCGCGCCGCTGCGTCGCCTGCCGCGCCTGCTCGGCTGCCGCCTGCTGCTCGCCGAAGCGGGTGATGTTGCCCTCGGCGGCGATCTGGGCCCGCCGCAGCTCGTGCTCGGCCAGCAGCGCCTCTTCCGCCGCCAGCTGCGCGCGCAGCTCCGCGAGCCTGTCGGCCCCAACCTGGCTTGCGGCCGTGCCCTGCAGGCCAGGGCGAAGTCCACCCCGTCGGCCGGGGTCCGATAGGCCCGGTTCGTAGCCCTCGATCTGGCGGCGGAGGTTGGCAATCCGATCACGAGAGCCGGCAATGTCCGCGTCGGCTGCCTCCGTAGCCGAGGGCATGAACGCTGAACGGGTCCGGTCGACCGCGTTGGCCGCGGCCTGCACCGCGCGCGCGATGGCCTGGGAGAGGCCTAGCGCCTTATCGAGATCCGCCGCGAAGCGGGTCATGGCCACGCCGAGCACGTCGAACGCGCGCCCCATGGTCGGGGGCATCTTCTCGAACTCGGCGTTGACCTGCTGGCCGGCGCGGATCAGCGCCGGCAGGACCCGATCGGCCGTCAGGGTGCCCTCGGCACCCATCTTGCGGAGCTCGCCCACGCTCACGCCGAGCTCGCGCGCGAGGCCCTGCGCGAGGTTCGGCATGTTCTCGAGCAGCGAGCGGAGCTCGTCGCCCTGCAGCACGCCGGACGCCAGCGCCTGCGCCAGCTGCGTCGCGGCCGACGCCACCTCTCCGCCGGAGGCGCCGGCGACGATCGCCGCGCGCTGCAGCGTGCCGACGAGGGCGAGCGCCTGGTCGTTGGTGGCCCCGACCTCGCGCGCCGCGATGGCGAAGCGGGCGAAGCTGCCGACGCTCTCGTTTACCGCGACGCCCGTCTGCAGGCTGAGGCGGTAGAGCTGGTCATAGACCCCGGTCGCCGCCTGGAGCGAGCCTGTGGCGGTGGAGAGCCGGCCGAGGGCGCCGGTCATCTCGTCGCCCGCACGCGCGATGCCGACCAGGGCCGTGCCCGCGGCTGCGCCAAGCGCGCCGAGGCCGAGCGTGGCGCCGGACAGGCCGGAGACGAGTGCACCGACGCTGGCATTCAGCCCGCCGAGGCCGGTGGAGAGCGACCCGAAGGCCCGGACGGCGACGTCGGAGGCCGCTGCCGCGCCCGTGACGCCGGCGCCGAGGCCCTCGCTCGCCCGGTTGACCCGGTTCAGCGCGGCCTTGCCGTCCTTTCCGATGCCCTCGAGGGCGCGCTTCACGGCATCCGCGTTCTCGGCCGTCAGCCGGATCGCGATGGTCCTTGCTGCCATGCGTCAGGGCTCCGAGAGCGGAATGATTGCGGCCGACACAACCTGCGGTTACATTCGCCACCCTTTGCGGGAGGCGCGGTGTGCGTGGGCTGCTGATCGCGTGTGGTGTGCTGCTGCTCGCGGGTTGCGCGCAGCGGGCGCAGGAAGTCTACCAAGCCGAGCAGGCCCGCCAGATTGAGGAGTATCGGGCCGAGTATGATCGCCGGATGGCGACCGTCCCTCCTCTCTCTCCCGAGGAAATGGACGCAGCCCGCGCTCGGGCGCGAGAAGTGGCCTCTGCCTTTCAGCGCGATCAGCAAGCCGCCGCCATCTGCGCGGCCCGGGCGGAGATGGCTGGCGCCACCTACTCCGGCCGCGGCGCTGGGCTGGTCGGCGCCCTCACTGCCGGAACTGAGGCCGCCATCGCCTCCGAGCGCGTGCGGGCCGCCTGCCTTCGCGCCTACCAGGCCACCGGCGTTCTGCCGTCCTACTGAGGTCCCTACCGCGCCGAGCCGAGACTGGACGCCACACTCCGCGCCAGCACGCCCTCCGCCGCCGAGCGGACCGCCGCGACGTCCACGCGCTTCCGCAGCTTGACCGACTTCATCAGGAAGAACATCGCGACGAAGCCCTGCTCGGTGAGCTGCTTCACGCGCTCGGCGCGCTTGGCGCGGCCGCCGCCGCCCTTGCCGGTCGCGACCTCGACGTTGCCGGCGACGAAGAGCCGGATCCGCCGAGAGCGCCGCGAGATGCCGCTGGCCTGCCGGATGCGAAGGCACCAGAGATAGACATCCGGGTTCGACTTCGACCGGATGATGAAGGCTTCCTTCTTCGCCGCCACCATCTGCGCCGGCGTCACCCGGACGCCACCCCGCCCGCCGGCGTTCCGCCGCCCGCCCGCGGCGTTGTAGCCCGTCGGGAAGGCGAGCCACTTGCGCCCGGCCGTCTTGACCGTGATGCGAGGGCCTTCGCTGTGGCCCTCCATGATCTCCGGCGCCTGGCTGTAGACGAGTGCGGCCGGCCGGAGCGTGCGCCGCGTGACGGGCGGGTAGACCTCCAGCCGCCACGCATTCGAGAGGTTGCGGCCGAGCCCGGCGGCCTGGGTCCGTTGGCGAAGATCCGCCTGAACTTCCCTGCCCGCCGCGGTCACTCCCCGACGCATGGCGTCCTGAGTGGCCCGCAGCTCGTCGGCGAGGAACTCGCGCAGGTTGCCGGTGACTGTCGCGCGCAGGATGCTCACCGGCCAGCCCCCCTCGCCTCTCGCTCCGCCTCGTCCGCCTCGGCGTCGAGCCCGGACAGTCGCCCAAAGGCGTCGATGAGCCACGCGGCCTGGTCGTTCACGCCGCCGGCGTCAGGGAGAAGCGTCGTGCCGCTCATGCCGCCCCGGCAGACCCGCCAGAGCCGCAGCAGGTCGAACCACTCTTCGCCCACCGTCAGGGCGGGGTTCAGGTCCCATTCCTCGCCCAGCACCACCCACCGCGCCGGCGCCTCGCCCTCGGCCAGCGCCTCGGACGGGCGCCAGCCGGGCGGCCTCAGCCCTCCGCGCCAGTCTCCGGGGGATCGGCTGACGGCGAGGGCGCCTCGGAGTTTTTTTCCGCGCTCCGGCTGACGAAGGCCATGTCGTAGGCGCGGTTGCCGATGCCGCGGAGCTCGTCGTCCGGGATTGCCTCCATCAGCGCCTCCGGCACCTCGCCGTTGCGGGCGGCGAAGGCGGGCAGGCCCGGCCCCTCCCAGCCGCGCAGCGCGAAGCGCGCCAGCACGCCGGGCATGAGGTCCATCCAGAACTGCCGGTCCGCGATCAGGCTGGCATAGGCCGGCACGCTGCGCGCGGCGCGGTCGATCGGCGGCATCTGCGCCAGCGCCTCGCCAGGCTGGCTCGACGCCTCCTCGGCCTCGGCCGCGTCCACCACGTTCAGCAGCTCGGCCAGGTTCGTCGGCTCCAGCTGCCGGAGGGCGGCGCGCATGGCGTCCCAGACAATGGCGGAGGCCGGATATTGCGCGCCCTCGGCCACCATGGCGCGGCGGAACAGGGTCCGCTCACGCCGGGTCAGGGGAGCGATCAGGTAGCGGCGCGGCGACCCGTCCGGCTGGTGCCAGACGTGGTCTTCGCGGGAGAGGACGGGATCGGTCATGTGGCCTCTTGTCGGAGAGGGTGGAGCGACGCGGCCGACACCGCGTCGCCCCGTGTGCGCGCCTGCCGCGGGTGCGGACCGGTCAGCGCGTCGTGCCGGTGTCGGCCGGCATCTCGGTCAGAAGGCGCAGAGGAAGGTGCCGGCGTCCGGGCCATCCGCCGCGAAGGTCATGGAGTTGGCGCCGAGCCCGTCGCGGTTGGTCGGGTCGTTCTGGAGCACCTTCGCGGCCGGCGACATGATCAGGAAGCGGTTGCCCGCCGTGGTACCGACGATCGCGCCGAGCGCCATCGGCGTGCCGACCCGGAACTTGTCGAACAGGCTCACGTAGTTCGTGACGTTCATCAGCGGGTCGAGCCGGCCACCGCTCGCGCGGCTGATCGGCAGCGCCGGGCCAACACCGTCGCTCGCCTCCGGGTCGTCCGGCAGGATCACGTTGACGCCCGCGTCGAAGGTCAGGCTGCGGACCTGCGCCTTGGAGTTGTCGAGCTGGCACAGGCCGCCGACGAAGCGCGGCGGGGTCAGCGGGTTGGTCGTGTTCCAGCCGGCCGGCAGCGCCGTGGCGGTGGTGTCGAGGAACTGCCCCCGCATGGTGAAGACCAGGAACGCGACGCCGCCCGTGGTCATCTCGACCGACCAGGTGCCGACGCAGCCGAGGAAGCGCCAGCGCAGGCCGTCGGCGTAGAAGTAGAGCGTGGCAGTGCGGAAGACCGTCTCATCGCTGGTCGGGGAGTAGAGGACGTTGGCCGGGATCTGCGCCGAGGTGGTTGCGACCGGGATGCCCGACAGCGTGTTCAGCAGCTTGGCGACGCGCGAGGTGCTGTAGTCCCAGATGCCGGTCACGGAGGACACCACGCCGGAGAGGATCAGCGGCAGGCCGCGATACTGCTGCGCCGTGTTCCCGAAGGGCGTCGAGGGCAGCGTCACTTCGGTCGTGGTGTGGCCCGTCGCGCCGAGCGCGGTCGGGACGCCGACGGCCGCGGCCTGCGTCGTCTCCGCATAGGCGCAGCAGCGCAGCAGCCGCCCCCACTCCGGGGCGGTCGAGGCCGTGCCGGAGCCGCGCAGCGGGGTGCGGATGGTGATGGTCGGGCGCAGGCCGCCGACGATGGACGGCGCACTGTCCAGGCTGCCGGTCAGGGACGGATCGGGCACCGTCTCCTGGTTGAAGGCGATCGTGACGTCACCGCGGAAGATGTCCGCGTTGGCCGGCGTGCCGCCGATGCTGTCTAGGCCGGTCGTGACCTCGATCTTCGACGCGATGGCCGCATTGCGCATGCGGATCAGGTTCGTGCTCATGCGAGCGCTCCATCAGGGGCGGGGATGCCTTGCCGAAGGGCCGGACGGCGCGGCCGAGTGGCCGGGTCAGATGCTGACGCGCGAGGGATCTACGAAGACGGTCGCGCGGAAGGTCGCGGAAAAGCTGCCTTCCGGGTTGGCGTTCTCCGCCGCGTCGAAGAGGCTGGCGTTGGAGGAGACCAGCTCGACGCCGGTCGTCAGGTCGGTGCCGTCGGGCCGGACCAGGGGCTGGTCGAGGAGAGCCTCGATCACCACCGCCTCCAGCTCCGCCACGGCTTGCTCCGCCTCGAGGTCGTCCAGGGCGCCGGCCCAGCCATCCACGCCGAACTCGACGGCCCAGACCTGGTCACCGGCGCTGAGGTCCGGCACGGGCTGCAGCTCGCCGCGCGCGCGCACCACCACCAGAGGCAGGCGCTCCTCCGGCTCCGGTTCCGCCCGCCGGGACCTCTCGACGGTCACGTCCTCCACGCGCGCGGGGAGGACCTCCTCCAGCCGCGCGAAGGCAGCGGCGATGACGAGCTCTCGGACAGGGGTCGGCATGTCAGCCCCGCACGGTTGCGAGCGTCAGCTCGTAGGAGGCGCCGTTCCGCAGATCCTCGACCGTCTCCACGACATAGCCCTGCCCGCCGACGGCCAGCAGGTCGCCCCGACACGGGCGCCCAGGCAGGGCGTCGGCCGCGATCCGCGCGGTGACCTGCGGCGCGGACCGTGCGGCGGCCCCGAAGGCCGGCTCATCCTTCCGCGACATGACCACGCGGAGGGCCAGGACGGGACCGCCGTCCTTTGCGCGCCAGGTGGCGTCTGCGCCGAGGACGGAGGCGGCGAGGACCTCCTCCATCTCGGCGAACGGGTCGGGCACGGTCAGGCCGGGGGCGGCTCGGCCTGCTTGCCGTCGCCCTTCGGCTCGGGCTGCTCGGCCGCGGCGGGCGGGTCGAGGAGCTCGGCCGTGCCGGCCTCGACCAGCGGCGCGGCCTCGGCCTCGGGCAGGTCGAGGATGACGCCGGCCTCGACCAGAGGGCCGCCGGGCGTCTGGACGCGCTTCAGGGTGCGGATGTGCATGTCGCCCTCCTCAGGCGCCGGAGGCCGGGGTGGGGCCGAGGCGGACGCGCGCCGTGGCGTCGGCGCCGGCGGCCGCCACGACCGCGATGCCGATCGGGAAGTTGCTGGTCGCCGTGGTCGTGACCCGGCGGTTGGTGTTGTCCCAGAAGACGCGCGCGCCGGCGGTGATCGCCAGGGAGGGCTCCTTCGTCAGGTCATAGATGCCCTCGAGGCCGAGCACGACCTGCGCGGCGTTTGCCGCATCGTGCTGGGCGACGCCGAACAGCGCACCGACCAGGGCGCCCTGGCCGGAGGTGAGCGCATAGGGCGCGGTGACCGTGGTGGAGTGGCCCGGGGCCACGAAGTTCTTCGCCATAGGGGTGTCCTTCGCGATGCAGGGGAAGGCGCGGCCCGTTCCCCGGGCCGCGCGCCAGATCAGGTGCCGGAGGCCCGGGCCATGCCGCGCCAGTCGGTCGCCTTGGCGCCGAAGCTGTGCGTGCACTTGACCACCGCGCCGTCCGTGTCCTCGTCCGTGTAGGTGGTGACCTGCGGCGCCTCCATGCCCTCGAGGTAGCCGTACTCGACCGTGTCCACCTGGTCGTTGCTGGCGATCAGGTACCACTGGGTGGCGGAGGCGAGGCGCGGCTCGACGATCGGCGTCAGGGTGCTCGCAAAGGGGTTCATGTTCCCCGGCGCGGAGGCGACGTAGCTCTGCGAGGTGAACTGCAGCGCCGCCGCCTCGAGCGCCGCCGGCACCAGCAGGAACTGCGGCTCGAGGTCGAGGATGTCGCCATTCGGCGCGGTCTGGGTGCGCATGACCCGCCGGCCGACGCCGAGGCCGGTGACGTTGAGCACGCCGTCGCCGGCGGAGAAGCCGGAGACGCCGTTGCCGAAGATGTTGTTGTGCCCGGCCGCGAACAGCGCGGTGCTGTCGGCCATGTTCGGGTTGCTGTTGAGGATTCCGACCACCACCACGGATTCGAGCCGGCCCGCCGCGGCGCCGAACATCTGCGGCACGCGGCTGAAGCCGTCCATGTCGTCGTTCACGATCGCCTCGAAGCTGACCGCGACGCGGCGGCCGTAGCGCGCCAGGCGGTAGGTCTCCGCGCCCTCGCCGATCGTGCCGAAGGTGATCTCGCCGGCATCGGCGCCGGTCGGGCTGATCTGCTCCAGCGTCGGCGCGCCGGAGAGGTTCACCACCCGGAAATCCTTGAAGTCCGGCAGGGTGCGGCGGCGCGCCCAGAGGGTGAAGGTGCGGCGGGCCGAGGTGTAGCCGACGCCGAGCGCCTTGCTGGCGGTGTTCGCCAGCAGGTTCGAGAAGTCGGAGACGCTGTGCAGGCCGATGCCGGCGCGGGACATGAACTCCCGCTGGCCCAGGGCGGCGCGGGCGATCTCCGCCGGCATCAGGCCGCGGGTGTTGCCGCCGGCGATGCGGATGGACTCGGCCGCGAAGTCGATCATGCGGAAGCCGCGGTAATGGCGCGCATGCTCCGGCACCGGGACGAGCATGCCCTTCTCGTCGCGGAGCAAGCCGCAGCGGTGCAGCAGCGCGTCGGAGAGGGCGCGTCGCACCTTGTCGCCCTCATCGCCGATGATGGCAGCACCGGAGGGCTGCGTCGGCGGGGCGCGGCGCGCCGCCTGGGCGTCGATCACGGCGTCCCGCGCCGCATCCAGCGTCACGCCGGCGGCGAGCTGCTGGACGATCCAGTCGCTGTCGAGGCCGCCGCGCTTGGCGAGACCCTGCAGGTCCTGCAGCGTCGCCTTTGCGGGCTCCGCGCGCGTCTCGGGCGTCGTGTTCCCGGGCGCATCCGTGCCCGGCTTCGGGGTGTCGGCCATGCGGCCCTCCTGGTTATGGGCCGCGTCGCGGCCCGGGGTGGATTCGGGGGTGGTGGCGCGGGACCGCGCCGGGGCGTCGGCCGCGCGCACCTGCGCGCCGGCATCGGCGGGCACCGGGACGAAGCTGATCTCGCCCGGCTGCCAGCGCTTGGCGGTCTTGATTTTCGGGCTGCTGGCGGTCGCCTCGGTGACCTCCCAGCTGCTGACCCAGTAGCCGGCCGAGATGTTGCGGAGGATGCCGTTGCGGACGTCCTCGACGATCGGCTTGACGTCCTCCCGTTCGGAGAAGCGGATCAGGGCGCGGCCCTCCCCGCCCTCGATCCAGGCGCGCTCGACCACGCCGATCACGTCGCGGAGCGCCCAGCTGCTGTGGCTGTCGAGCACCGCGGCGCCGGCGTTCAGCCGGGAGAGGTCGACGGCCGCCTCGCTCACCTCGAGGCGCTCGATGTACTGCTCGCCCGTCCACCAGTCCCGCCGGAGCACGTCGGCGCCGGTCGTGAACACGACCTCCACCGTGCGCGCCTCGGCGTCGAAGGTGGACGGGGCGAAGCGCACCTCGCGTGCGAGCATGGCCTGGGGTTCCCGCCGGGTCTCCGGCGGGGCGGGCGTGTCGGGCATGTCTGGCTCCGCTAGCTGGCCGCGCCGGTCGCGGCGATTTCGATGGCGGCGTTCTGCGCCGCGTCCTGCGCGCTGCCGGAGCCGTTGCTCCGGCGCGGGTCGCCGTCGAGGATGATCCCGGCGTCGTCGAGGATCCTGTTCCACTCGGCGATGGCGGCGGCCTGGGCGCGTGGGTTCCAGCCCGCCTCCGCCACAGCTTGGCCCCAGTTCAGCAGGCCGAGGCGCATCTGCATCTTGATCGCCAGCGCATCCTTCAGCGGATCCACGAAGGGGAACGGCGGCGGGCCGAATTCCAGCGGCCACTCCCCCGCGATGTCCGGCAGCACGCCGGCGAGCTGCGCGGCGCGGGTGAAGGCCCGCGCCGAGGGCTCGCACCAGCGCGGGATCAGCATCAGCCACTGATCCTGCTCGACGTTCCGCCGCACGGTGAGGCGGCCGGCGCGCAGGCTGCTGTAGTTCGCGCCGGTCAGGTCCCCAGTCAGCAGGTCATAGGTCAGGCCGAGGCCCGTCGCGATGGCGCGCAGCGTGTGCCGCGGCAGCACGTCCACCCCAGCCATCGGCGGCGGCTGGTTCATCTCAACGGACTCGCCCAGCAGCAGGCGCTCGATCATGCCCGGCGCCATGGTGCGGCGGAGCTTGTCCTGCGGGTCGCCGTCCTTCCGCTCGAGCGGCCCCTTGTTCTCGGGCGCCGAGCTGGTGACGAAGGCGACGAGGCAGGCGGAGATCTTCGCCTGCTCGATGATCGCGTCCTCGAATTCGTCGAGGGAGGCGAGGCGCGTCATCACTGGCGCCAGATCCGGCACGCCACGCACCTGGCCGGGCCGCGAGACATGCGCGCGGTAGAGGTGCATGACCTCGGCGGCCGGAACCCGGATGGTGCGGCCGAAGGCCTTGTTGCCGAAGCCGAGTGGCTCGCCCGGGTGCAGTTCCAGCAGGTGGTAGGCGCGCGGGCGGCCCCAGCCATCCAGCTCGACGCCCTGCACGACCTGCGCGTCCTGGTGTCGCTCGAGGATCGGGTCGAAGTGGTCGGGCTCCAGCAGCTGCAGCGCGACCGGCACGTCGAGGCCGCGGTCCCGCGCCTCTCGCCGGGAGAGCGGGACGATGCGGCCGAGCGCCTCGCCGGACTCGACGCGCGTCCCGGCGGCCTGGGCGGTCAGGCCGTGGAAGTCGAGCCGGCCGGTGATGTCGCACCGCGCCGACCAGGCCTCGAAGGCGTCGTTCCAGCGCTTGTCGAGCGCGTCGTTCTTCGTGTTGCTCCGGACCGTGATGCCGGCGCCGACCTGGTAGCCGACCAGGACCGAGCGGCCGGCCCAGGCATAGGGGTTGTCCCGCATCAGCTTGCGGGAGGAATTCCGCAGCTTCGGCAGGTCCGACACCGTCTCGGCGTTGCCGCTGCCGGAGGTGCCCTTCAGCCCGCGCGTGCGGCGGTTCGTCTTCGCCCCGGCGTAACCTCGCAGCGCCTCGAATTCCAGGCGGGCGCGGAGGCGGTCCCGCCCCCAGCCGGGGGCGATGGCCGCGATCGCGCGGTCCAGCAGCGTGGCGGGCATGGTCAGTCCCGCGCGAAGCTGGCGAGGGTGGTGCGCTGGAAGTCGGCGCTGCCCATGCGGTTCTGCAGCAGCGACAGCGCCTGGATCATCTCCGGCACGCTGCGATACGTGACCTCGGCCCCGTCGGGCGCACGGACCTTCAGCTCCCCGCGCGCGATTGCGGCCTCGAGGCGGGCGATGTCGGCGTCGGTCGCCATTACAGCCAGTCCCTCCGTTCCTCGATCCATTCGGTTCGCGGCAGCGCGGCGCGCGCCGGGGTGCGGGCGGCGCGGCGGGCGGCCTGCTCGGCTGCCCCCTGCGCCTTCCGCTTCGCGGCTTCCTCGGCCTGGGCCTTCAAGTCGGGCGCCCAGAGCTGCGCCAGGTCGGCCTGAGCCTCCTCCGGCGGGCCGAGGCGCTCGGCCTCCAGCGCCGCCCAGTCGGCCTCGGTCAGCCGGTCGGCGGCATGGCGGGCGAGCGCCCGCGTATATGCCGCCAGGTCCCACTGCTCATTGGCGCCGAAGCGCTTCCACATCGTGACGCTGCGACCGTTCACGATGCGGCTGACGCAGGCCTCGGCTGTCAGCGACTGGAAGAAGGCGATGTCGAGGTCGTTGTGGAACCTGATCGCGCCCTTCGGCCATGCGCCGTTGGAGGGACCGGCCTCGGTCAGCTTCAGCGCCGTGGCGAGCTCGCTCTTCAGGTCCCAGGTGCCGACTGGCCAGAGCTCGACCTCGCCGATCTTCTTCCCGTCGAAGTCCACGTCCTGTCGCGAAGGCGAGCCGATCGGCGGCAGGCCCCATTTCGGCCGGCCATCCAGCGCCATGACGCGCGGGCTGCGGCGGGAGGCGTGGCGCCGCACGTAGCGGTAGACCGCCTGGGTGCGGAAGCCGGAGTCGATCCCCCAGCACTCCGGCTGGAGCGGGCGGCCCCAGGCGTCGGGCCAGGTGCGGGCGAGCAGCTCGTCGTGCTCCTCCCAGACGCCCGGCAGGTTCGTGTCGCCGACGAGGATCCCGCCGTCGATCGTGAACTGCGACATGTGCCGGTCGAAGCCCCAAACCGCCCAGTCGAGGGCGTTGGCGCCGACGTCGGTCGCGGCCATCAGGTAGAGCACACCGGGCGGGATGCGCCCGCCCGGCCGGCGCTCCCGCCGCTCCCGCAGGATCTCCGGCTTCGGCACGTCGACCGCGGGCTTGTAGGCCCGGGCGAGCCACTGCTGGCTGAAGGTCTTCGCCTTCGCCGGGTCGTCGGCCGCTTCCTCCGCCTTCTTCGCCACCGTCGCGAAGTCGACAAAGGGCGAGTGCAGGCAGTTCCAGCGCCAGCTGGGCGTGCTGGAGAACAGCTCCGGCCGCTCGTGGTGGTACTCGCCGGCGGCGACCATGCCCCGGAAGAGGGGCTCGGCGATCTCCTCTTTGCAGCAGGCGCAGGTGTAGCGCGCGGTCTTCGGCGCGCCCGGCGTCCAGCGGAGCTGCTCGATCTGTGGCTCCTGCAGGCCCTCGCAGTGCACGCACCGGACCATGAAGCGGCCGCGGGAGCCTGCCTCCCAGGCCTGGGTGATGCGGCACCGGCCGCCGGGACCCGGATCGCCCTCCTCCAGCCCCGGCGTCGAGCAGAGGACGATCTTCTCCTCGCCCGTGTGCGCGATCGTGCGGGCCTCGGCCTGGCCGACTGGGTCGCCGCGGCTGCCGGCCTCGGAGGGGAACTCCGCCACCTCGTCCATGATGACGACGCGGCGGGTGCGGCTCTGCAGGCCCTTCGAGCTGTTGGCGCCGGTGAGCTCCAGCACGCCGCCGGTGAAGCGCTTGCGCATGATGGTCGAGCCGCTGTCGTCACGGCTGACCTCGTCGAACACCGCCGCCTTCACCGAGGGCGTGTTCTCGATCATCGGCTGCAGCTTGTCGCGGTTGAAGCTCTTCGCCTCCTCGATGCTGGGGAGGACCCAGAGCACCGTGGTCGGTGTCTCCGCGATGATCTGGCCCCCGAAGTTGAGGAGGGCCTGGGTCTTCGCCGACTGCGACGCGGCGAGGATCGCCAGGCGCCGCGCCGGGTGATGGAGCGACATGCACTCCATCGGCTCGCGCAGGTAGGGCGTGAGCGACGTGCTCCAGGGCCCGGGACGCGGCCCCTCCTCCGGGCCGAGGATGCGGTTCGCCTCGGCCCATTCGGTGACGGTCCGGCGCGGCGGGGCGGCGAGGCCGCGGCGCCAGGCAGCGGCGACGGCCGCCTCGGCGTCAGGCAGCCCCGGGAAGGGCATCGTGTTCCTCCGTCAGCGCGCGCTCGAGCGCGAGCGTCAGGTGCGCGGCGATGGCCTTGTCGTCGGCCAGCACCGCCAGCTCATGCGCGATGGCGCGGGGCACCATCAGTATCCGCGCCCGGAGGGACCTGGCGCGGTCCTCCTGGGCGCGCTCGACCGCTTCGCGGTCCAGCAGCTCGCCGCGCTGCTTGGCGAGCGCGAGTTCGGCCAGCTGGGCATCGGCGGCCATCTTGCGGGCGCGCTCGGCCTGGAGGTCGGGCGCGTCCTCTCCGCCGGCCGGGGCGGGCCGCGGCGGCGGCTGAGTTCCGGCGGCGGGGCCGGAGGTCTGCAGCAGCGGGTCGATGTTCGTGGCGCGGCGCGCCTTGTAGTCCTCGAGCTCGACGAGGCCGTCTTCGCCGGCGATGCCCCAGGCCCGCACCTGGCGGGAGACCGTCGACTTGTGCACGCCGACCGCGGCGGCGATCGCCGTGATGGTCAGGCGCGGCATGTCAGGGCCCCTGTTGCAGTGTCGCGCAACCGGCGTTGCGCGTTGCACCCTCCCGCAACCCCGGCACTAGCGATGTCGGGCGCTCTCGCCCCCCGTATATGTCCGCAGCCGGGAGGGACCCATCGGGCCGGACGTCGACGCGGCGCCGCTCGGTTGGTGCGTCGCACCATCAGGGGCGCTCGGCGATGCGGGCGCGGGGCACCGCCACGACCCTCGGCTCCCCGAAGAGCGACAGCATGACCTCGATGCGCTTGCCGCGATCGGCGAGCACCACGGCGGAGAAGCTCGCCCAAGGGCCGGCCGTGATGTCCACCCGCGCCCCCGGCTCGAGGCGGCGCTTCACCCGCTCGACCACCAGGTCCTCGCTCGCCGGGATCACGCCATCCAGGGCGCCACCCGCCAGCTCGATCAGCATGAGCACGAAGCCCGCGGGCGGGTGCACCGGGCGGCCCGTCTCCCGGACGCCGCAGACGCCAATGACGCAGGGCACGTCCTCGAGCAGGTCCCGCCAGGAGGGCACGCCGCCGCAGGCGAGGGCGAACATGTAGCCCGGGAAGTAGGGCCTCAGCACGTCGTCGCAGCGGTGCCGGCGCTCGACCTCACGCGGCCAGTGCACCTCCCAGCCTTGACGCCGGAGCTCGAGGCGGACCTTGGCGCCCACCATGGGCCGGTGCTCGACCACGATCCACTTCGCGGAGGGGTCTCGCCATTGCGGCAGCACCGGACCCGGTTCGGGCTCGGCATGCGCGGAGCGGGGGAGACCCAGCTCGGCGAGGGATGCCGTCGCCCCGGTCACACCGAGGGCGGGAGCGTGTCCCTGCGCCGTTGGTGCAACGGTTCCGCTTATGCCGTCAAGTTGATTCGCACCCCACATCGCGCCGCCATCCATCGCCTTCGACCCCCTGTTCCCTAAATCAGTTAACCGTTCCCTTTTCTGTTCCCTCTAACCCTTTGTTCTAAAAGGATTGGAACAAGGGAACGGTGGGAACGCTGCTGCTGCTCACGCGCGCACCCGCCCGCGCACCCACATCACACCAACCCACCGTTCCCTGCGTTCCCCTGTTCCCTTCGGGCCTTCTCAAAGGCTTGGAGGGAACGTTCTGGGGAACGGTCAGGCATTTCGGGAACGCTCAGCCGTCATCGCCGGCATCCTCCAGCCCGAGGTGCTCCATGATCACCAGCACGGCTCGGTCCTGGCCGCCGCCCGTGAACTTCATGGAGGTCTTCGAGACCTGCGCATCGGGCAGCTGCCGCAGCAGCCCCTCCCATGCGCCGCCCGACCACTCCGTGCCGGCGAAGCACGCCTCGATCGGCGGCGCGCCATTCCTGACCCAGACCCCGGGGGTCGGGGGGCCCTTGCCGGGCCAGGCGTCCTTCTCGGGCCCGTAGATGAGCCGCAGGCCGAGACCGCCGAGCTTCTTCCGCCAGCTCTTCGCCTGCTGCTCGAGGGCGTAGACGCCGGCGTCGCCGCGCTGCTTCGCCCCCACCGCCGCCCAGTGCGCGCCGTCGGCCTCCGACAGCGCCTGCTGCAGGGTCATGTAGTCCCCGCTGCGCAGGCCCACCGGCACCCGGCTGGCGAGCATGTGGTTGAGCGCCCGGCGGGCCGTGTTGTGCTCGGCCGCCTCGGCCCGGGTGGAGACGAAGCCGGCGAAGCGCGGCATGACGTCCCGCGCCTGGTCGGGGGTAAGGGGGGCGTCGGAATGCAGCACCCACCAGCCGGCGAAGAGCGCGCCGAGCTGGTCGGCGCTGCGGCCCGTGGAATCGGTGGCGAGCACCGCCTCGCGCGCTGCCGCCAGGCTCGCCTCGTATTGCGGCCAGCGTGCAAGGAGGCGGGCCAGCAGCTTCGGGTGCAGCTCCCGCGCCATCGCCTGCGCCGCCCGCACCTCCTCCGTCCGGTCGACCTCGATCGGCCGAAGATCGATGCGGGTGATGCGCGACAGGTCCGCCGCGGTCATCTTCGGCTGGGTGATCGCGGTGAGCAGGAAGCAGCCCGCGACGCGGAACACCTCATGCCCGCTGCCGTCCTGCGCGGCGCGGACGGTCTTCGACCCCTCCCCGTCCGACGCGCCGCGCATGAGGCCGACGACGCGCCCGACGTCATGCGCGTTCGATTCTGCCTCATCCAGCGGGATGATGCCGGAGCGGGAGTTGTACATCCGCCGAATGCCCGGCTCGGAGATGTCGGTGGACGGCTCGCCCGCCCCGCAGGCGAGCGCGACCAGGCGGTTGAGCGAGCTCTTGCCGCTGCCCTCGAGGGCCTGGATGAAGACGTGCGGCCGCCAGCTCAGCACGGCGCCGTAGATGCCGCAGGCCACCAGCCCCATCAGCAGCTCGGCCGAGGCCGGGTCCGCGAAGTTCCAGAGACGGAAGGCCTCCTCGAGCGCCTCGCACTCCGCAATCGTCGCCTCGGCCGGGGCGGGCGGCTCCCGGCGCTCAGCCGAGACGTAGATCGCGATGCCGTCGCGCAGCCCCGGCGCGTGATCGGCGCCGGCGTACCGCACCAGGTTGCCGCAGTGGTGCAGCAGCGAGCCGTCGGAGTGCCGCCAGAGCCCGTCGCGCCGAAGCTCGGCCGCGCCGGCGTCGCCCGCGCGGACGCAGGCCGAGATGAGGGCGTCGCCGGCGGCCACGGGATTGAACCCCGTCACGGCCATCTTCGGCTCGCCCTTGTCGTCGAGGACCGGTTTGCCCTCGGCGTCGGTCACCGGCGTGCGCTTCGGCCAGAGGCGCATCAGCGTCTCCCGCCCGTCATCACCGCCGAAGAGCAGCGACAGCCAGGAGGCATTCCGGATCTGCGCGGCGGAGAGCATGGAGCGCTTGCCGGCGGCGTCGAGGAAGACGAGCGCCGTGGTGCCGCGACTGGTGGTGGTGCCCAGCGGCACGACGGGGCCGAAGTCTCCGGGCTTGGCGCGCTTGCCGCGCCCGCCGCCGGAGCCGCCGCCCCTCCGATCCTCGACCTCCTCCGGGGGGGCGGGGGGCGGGGCGGTGACCTCTTCGTCGAAAGGCGCGTCCGCCTGGGGCGCGCGCGGCGAGAAGGGGCCGGTGATGATCTTCGCGGTCACGCCGCCTCCCCACGTCGCGCCGCCAGCACGTCGGCGTAGTCCTCCGCCGGCGGCAGCGGCAGGCGGATGCGGCAGGCCACGCCGCGCCGGCCGAGCTCGGCCGCCAGCACGCGGGCAGAATGCATCCCCTGCCCTTCCGGCCGCGGCGGCTTCGCGCGCGGCTTGTCCCGGTCCGCGAGGATCCAGACCTCCTCGCATCCCTCCGGCGGCACCCACTTCTCGAGCACGCCGGCGGACACAGTCGACCAGGTCCGCACGCGCAGCAGCGCGGCGCCGGCGAGTGCGGTCTCGATCCCCTCCGCCACGCCCATGCGCGACGCGGCCGGGAAGAGGCGAATGGCGGCGCCCGGCGGGAAGACGCCGAAGGTCATCTTCGCATCCACGCCGGCGAGCTTGCCGACGGACCCGTCCGCCTGCCGGGCAAGGTAGGTGCGGTGCACCGCCGTCAGCTCGCCGCGCACATCGTCCACCCGCGCGAGCATCACCGGATGGATGGCGATGCGGCCGGTATCGGGGTGCTCGAGATCCGCCTCGCGGAGGACCTGCAGCACCGCCTGCGGCACCGGCCAGAGGCCGCGCCCGGCGAGGTAGCGCGCCACGGGCGAGCCTTCAGTGACTGGGTGCGCCGCGTCCCACCACTTGCGGGCCAGGGCGATCACCTCGGCAGGGTCGCGCTCCGGCTCAGGGGGCGGAGGCGGCGGCAGCACGCGGCGCTCGCCCGCATCGAGCTCGATCGGCACGCCGGCCTCCGCCGCGAGCCGCGCGACGGCCTGGGGGAAGCTGCAGCCTTCCGTCGCGACGACGAAGGCGAAGGCGTCACCGTGGAAGCCGCAGCCGTAGCAGTGGACGTGGTCGGGGTAGACGTAGAACGAGGGGCTGCGCTCCCCGTGGATTGGGCAGCAGCCCTTCCAGCGATTGCCGGCGCGCTTCAGCGGGGTGAGCCGCGAGACAATCTCCCGCAGCGGCACCCGGACGCGGATCTCGGCGAGGACGTGGTCGGGGATCAGCGGCATCAGCCCCGCCCCTCCACCCCATCATGCAGCCGCACCGCCAATGCAATGGCGCCGGGGATGCCGCGCAGGAGCACGGCGCGGGCGCCGCTGTGGAAGCAGCGGGCGATCAGGAAGCCGATCGCCGCCACCAGCACCGCGAGGGCGGGGTAGAGGCTGCTGCCCGCTGCGCGCAGGACCTGGTCGAGATGCTCTGCCGGCACGGCCGGGAGGCGGATCGCCTCGGTGGCGTCGAGCGGCGGGCGGGTCGGGGCGGCGGAGGCGCTCATGCCGGCAGTCCGACCTGGCGGCGGAGCAGGCGGCACACCTCGGGCCAGTGCGCGCCGCTCTCGAGCTTCTGCAGCGCCAGCGCGCCGGCGCCCCTCGCCTCTGCCAGGTGGCGCTTCGCGTCGGCCAGGAAGTGGCCGGCCAGCAGCGCCGAGGCGGCGATGAGGAGCTCGCGCTGGCGGCCGGTCACGCGCCGCGCTCCGAGAGGCCGTCAGGCTGGCGGCCGGAGGCCTGGATCAGCGCCTCGCCGAGCTGCTCGGCCGAGGCGTTCGACAGCGTGTGGATGTCCATCCGCAGCCCGGGATAGCCGATCGTCAGGCTGACCAGCCCGCGATCGTCGCGCCGGACGATCCAGACGCCGCCGCCGGTCGCCGTGCCGCGGGCGATCAGCATGCGGCGCACCTCGCGACGGCGCGGTCGCGCAGCGCATCGGGGCAGAGGCCGGCGATCGCGCACCAGGTCTCCCTCGCATCGGCCCATTCGCCGTCGCGGTCGGTCAGCAGCGCCCAGGCCTCGTCTACATCGGCGTCACGGGGCGCGGTGTGGTTGCCGTTGCTGCGCCGCGCGACGCGGAGCGTGTCGGCCCAGGCCTGGGCCAGCACGGCGCAGGCCAGCGCCTCCGGCCCGACGCCGCCGATCACGCCGCCGCTCGGCGCGCGCCTTTCCCGCCCAAAAGGTCGCCCGGCCGGCAAAGCTTCCGGCCGGGCGCAGTTTTCGTGGAGAAACCCTGCGGTGACGGCAGACCCCGCCGCAGGCCGGGGTTGGGTGGCGGCGGAGGCGCGCTGTAAGCGCGAGGGTACCTCCGCCGCCCGCGACGACGACGGGTTTAGTATGGGGGTCGACGCCGCGCAGGCGACATACGAAACGGTTCCGTCTGTCGCGTCAAATTGATCGGTAGATTGGACCCCGCCTTCCGCCCGCATGGCCTCCGCCTATTCCTTGCTGCGCGAGGAGAGGACGGCCTGGGCGTGACTCACCGCGCGGGCCAGCTCCCCAAGGCCGTCGAGGAGGGAGGCGATCTCGTCGGCCGACAGCTCGCCGTCGCCGAGCGCGATGGCAACGCGGCCGCCGAGCTCGCCGGCGTCGCGCAGGACCTCGGCAAGCGCCTCACCGGCCGGGCCATGCTCGACCGGGATCGGCAGCAGCACATGGCCGGAAAGGCGGGCGAGCAGGGCGGTCATGTGCGGCTTGCCGGACGCGGCCTCGAGCGACGCGACGCGGTCCACCGTCGGCATGTCCGGGTATTGCGGGCTGTAGGCCTTGCTGAGCGTGCCCTTGCCGGCGCCGGTGATGAGGGCAGCGGTGTCGATGTCGCCGACGGCGTCCACCAGCACTCGGAAGCGCGCCTTCATGGCCAGGCGGTCGCGCTCGGCGATCATGCCGAGACCCTCCCAGGGCAGAAACCTTGTTTCCGCGACAGGGACGGAACCGTTGCGGCAATGTCCCGGCCATGGATGGCGGGCAGCCAGTGCGGCGGATCGAAGGAGGTGCAGAGTGCGCCCGGCGCGGGCCGTTGCGGCACCGCACCGGGCGCGTCCACCATGGGGCTGTCCAGACCAACCATGGGGGATACGATGACCGCACCACTGCGAGACCAGGCCGCGATCTCGGCGATGCTCGGGGGGCTGTTGATAAAGCTCTGCGAGCAGGGCGTGATCGACAAGGCGACCGTCTCCGCCGTGATCGGGGCCGGGGTCGGCGCCGCCGAAGCGACCGGAGCGGACTCGGATATCGATGCCACAGCGGGAGTTTTGGCGCTGGTAGGACGCGTGTTCCCCGACATCACGCAGGCATTCAGGCTCGCGGCCGACGAGCAGCGGTCGGCGCCATAGACCTCAGCGGCCAGGGCGCGATACCGCTCGGTCTCTGCGGAAAGCTGGAACGCGCCGGGCCGAGCTTTCAGCAATGGAGCGTCCGCCAGAGCAAGCTCGCGCACCCGCGCCAAGACAGCCCGCTGGTACCGCTGGGCCTGCGCGGCCATCGCCGCGTCCCTCGCCGCCAACTCCGCGCGGACGATGGCTGCCACGTCGGCGCGGGACAGCGGCGGCGAGGCAGCCGCCGGAGCCGCCACGCCGAACAGTCCGGCGAAGAAACCGCGGCGGCGCATCATGCCGCTTCCGTCACCGGCGCGGCTTCGGCGGGGACCTGCGCCATGGCGTCGGGGAACAGGTCGTTGGGGAGGACGGCGCCGCCGGTTTCCCGGACGATGGCCGAGATGAGGTCCTTGGAGGGCGGCGTCTGACCGCGGCACAGCCGGCTGATCGTCGACGTCGTGACCCCGACCCGGCCGGCGAACGCCGACTGGGTGATCCTGTGGGTTGAGAGATAGTCGGCGAGGCGCATGGGTATATTGCACCACACGAAAAACACCCGAGCAAGGGGTTTTGCGTCAGGCGGCATGGAGAGTTTTGCGCCACACGCACACCTTCCACGTATGGGGCGACCAAGATCAGCGCGCCGCCCGGGAACGAAGCCTCTCGCGGCGCTCACCCATGCCAGGGTTCAGGCGGGAATGTCGCAGGAGGCGCTCGCCGCCGCGGCCGGCTTATCCGCGCCCCAGGTGTCTCGTTATGAGACCGGCGCCACGTCGCCGTTCGCGAAGGGCATCCACCAGCTCGCCGCCGCCCTCAACCTCCCTGACCCTGGAGCCCTCGTCGGCCAGCGACCGTCAGAGGCTCGCCTTCTCGGCGAGGTGGGCGCAGGCGCCGAGGTCTTTCCGCTCGACGAGGACGGCGATCGCTTCCCAGCCCCGCCCGGCCTCGAGGCCCCCGTCGCCGTTCGGGTCACGGGCACGTCCATGAACCCGGCCTACCGCGCCGGCGACATCCTCTACGCCGAGGAGGTCGCGAAGGTCTGCAAGGACGTGGTCGGGCAGGACTGCATCCTGCAGTGCGAGGACGGCAGGCGCCTGGTAAAGCGCGTGCTGCGCGGCGGGGAGCCCGGGACGTTTCGCCTGTTCAGCTACGAGACCGGGGATCTGTCCGACGACGTGCGGCTGCTCTGGGCGGCGCCGGTGCGGTGGGTGCAGCGCGGGTGAGCCACAGGGGCATATCGCGGGAAGACATCACCTTCCTGGAGCCAGCAAGATGAGCATGACGCCGGACGAGCGGGAAGTCATGGAAGGCATGCGGCAACGGATCATTGAGCTAGAACGCCGCCTGCACATCCTGGGTACACTGGTGGCCTCCAGCTGCTTCAAGCTTGCCGAGCAGGATGTTCGCATCCTGAACTATGCAAACGGCGTGTTCGTGGCGGTCGGTTCGCCGGAGCAGGCGCAGAAGCACCTCGACAGCTTCAAGGACACCTTCTCCGAAATCGGCGACCTCATGGAGCGGGCGCAGAAGACAGCGCGCGATGGCTGAGGCACCGAATATCGAGCCGCCGAGCAATCTGGTCCGCCTGCCAGGATCCAAGCCGGTTGCTTTGCCGGGCGGCAATGGCCATCCTCCAGGGGTGGATAGCGACGTCGCCGTGTTGAAGTACCGTGCCGACCAAGCAGACGCGCGCATGGCGCGCGTCGAGGATAAGCTCGACCGCATCGGCGAGGCGATCAACGGGCTACGGACCGAGATCGCGCGCGTCCCCACCCGGGCAGAGCAGCGCGGGCAGACCGTCGCCGTGATCAGCACGGTTGTGGCGACCGCGGTCGCGGCCGTGCTGGCGCTGTGGCAGGTCAACATCGCCCAGACCGCGAATGAGCGGTCGGCGATCGCCAACATGCTGTCGTCGTTCCAGGCCGGGATGGCCGTCGGCGCGAGCCCCGGCGGGCGTTCGGATACGTCGCCAGCCGCACCACCCTCGCCCGCGCCGCCCACGGCGCCGCGCGAGCCCTAGAAGCTCTCCCCCTTCAGCATCCGCTTCGCCCCGCCGGCCCGCGCCGGCGGGGCTTTTTGCGTCCGAGAAGGAACTCCGCGCAGAATTTTGCACCACGCGCAATTTAATCCTTGCGGCTGTTTTGCGTTACATACACAATATGGCCCGCCACGACGGAGGGCAGCATGGCTCCCCAAACACCTGCAGTTGATCGCGACCGCGACCCACCCCGTATCGGCTTCACGCCGGAGGACCTGGCGCGCTACCGCGCGGAGGCCGCGCGCCTCGACACCCTGATCCGCCGCATCGGCGCCGGCGAAGGGCACGCGTACCTCCGCCTCGACGTCGCGATGCCGGACGAGCTCGGCGCCGGCGCGCGCCACACCCTGCCGGTCTTCCTTCTGCCCTCGCGCCTGCTGCGCCTGCTGCAGGACTCACGCATCGGCCTCAGCGCCACGATCCACGCTGCCGAGGCCGAGCTCGGCCTCGCCTCCGCGGCCTGACGCCAATGCTCGCCCCCTCCCCGCCGCCGGTCGCCGAGGCCCTGTCGCAGAGCCTCTCGCGCCACATTGCCGCGCTGCTCGTCGCCATCCAGGGCGATGACGGCGCCCTGCCGGAAGCCGCCCTCGCGCTTCGCGACGAGCTGGAGCGCTTTGCCTTCGACTGCCTGGCCCGCATCGACACCCTCGGCCTCGACGTCGCCGTCGTGCTCGCCGACCGGGCCCTCGGCCTGGCCGAGGCCTGCGAGGCGACCTTCGCCGCCCTGCCGGTGCGGCCCATCCGCATCCCGCCACCCGTCATGGCCGCCGGAGGCGCCTGAGATGCCCGTCACCTTCGCCGCTCTCGGCGGCCGCACCTTCCACCACCAGGCGCTGCCGCAGCCGGAGCCGGTCTATGTGGCCGAGCACCGCCCGAGCACCGACGCGCATGCGACGCCGAACACCGGCTTCGCGCTGCTGGTCGCCTGGCTGCACCCCGTGCTGGCCGAGGCCGGGCCGCTGGCCATGGTGCGCCTGCCCTCCGGCCCGACGATCCCGGTGGATCCGCGCAGCCTCTTCCCGGCCGAGCACCTGGCGCAGCGCCGCATCTTCCGCGCCCGCCCCGCAGCACCGGCCCGCACCCTTCCCGACCAGCAGGAGGCCTGAGATGGCCGACCGTCCCACCAACACTCGAACGCACCTGATCGGGCAGCTGATGCCCGCGATCGTCCTGCTGGGCGTCAGCGGCGTCGGCCTCGCCGCGATGCTGGTCGCCGCCGTGCTCGACGGGAGCGGCGTGCGATGACGCAGCAGCGGGAGATCGAGACCCGGCTCGCCGAGGCGTCGAGCATCGCCGTCATGCTGCGCGCGCTCGACCCGAACGGCATGGGCGCCGCCCTGGTCGGCGCGCGGCTCGGCGGGCTCCGCACCGCGCTGGACGCGCTGGCGCCGCCCGCGCTGCAGGCGACGCCGGAGGAGGTGGACGAGCTCGACCGCATCGCGGCCGCGGCGGGTGACGACACTCTCTTCGGCGCGCCACATCCAGCGCCGGCGGAGGAGGGCCAGGCGCAAGCACTCGACCCCTCACCGGACGAGCCGGCCGCACCGCCGGAGCCCATCGCACCGACCGCGGCCGATCCCGTCCCGCCGCGGCCCACGGTGCCCGAGCTGTTGAGCGCGGAGCCGCCGGCGGTCGCGAAGCGCGTGGCGAAGCCCGCGAAGTGGACGGAGGAGCGCAAGCAGGTCCTGCGCGACCTCTACCCCAAGGGCGCAAGCGGCGAGGAGATCGCGGCAGCGGTCAACGCGCTGCCGGGTGAGCCGGCGACGCCGAACCAGTGCCTCATCCAGGCCGGCGCCAACATGGGGCTGCGGCGCAGCACCACGGCGCCCGCACCCGACCCGCTCGCCGGGCTCGAGCCGGACGAAATCACCGAGGCCGAGAGCATTCTCCGCAGCAACAGGGGCGCGCGAGGCTTGGCCGAGTGGTTCGGCTGGGAGCTTCCGCGCGCCCAGGCCATCGCCGAGGCGCTGCGCGCCCGTCAGGCGGCGAGGGACGCGGCATGATGCTCCTCGACCCGCGCCGCCACGCGCCGCTCCGGGCCGGCGGGACACCGGCGCCGAGCCCTCCCGCGTCGCGCGGGGAGGGCCTGCTCTCCCTCGCCGGCGGCGGCCGCGGCTGGACCAGCGCGGGCGTGTCGGTGGTGGTGCGGCCGGGCGCGACGGCGAAGGAGCTGCGCGAGGCGGCGGCGATGCTGGCGGAGGCGGCCGATGCGTGAGCCAGGCGCCTCAACCGTCCCGCCGCGCGTCGAGCACCGGGGGCACCGGGTCCAGGCGCGTTGCGCGCCGGGTGGCGACCGAAGCCACATGCAGCACGGTGAAGAGCACCATCGTGCCGAGCAGCCGCTCGGGGAGCTCGGATCCGAAGACGAAGCCGACGTGCCCCTCCTGCCAGAGCTCGATAAGCTCGGCGGCGACGGAGATGCCGCCGGCGGCGAATGGCACGACCCACCAGGGCAGGCACACGACGGCGAGGGCACAGCCGGCGACGGCAGGCAGGAGCGCCGGATCCGTCACGATGTCGATCATTGCCTCGACGAAGGGAAGGTCATCAAGCAAGCCGGCATCCCCATCAACGGGAGAGAAAGATATACGGCCGGCCAGTCGTACCAGCAAATGCCGGGCTCCGCTCCCACGCGTCCCGGGCTTCGGAGCCCCGAGCGCCTCGCCGCCGACCGCATCGCCCAGGCCGTCACCGAGCGGGGCCGTCTGGGCGCCAGCTTCGCGGAAGGCATCGGCCGGCTTGCAGTGGAGCACATCACCGCCGCCGGCTTGGTCGTCACCACTGCCGCGCGCCTCTCCGCCATGCTGGACGCCCTCCGCCTCGCCCACGACTGCATCGCTGGCGAGCGCGCCATCCTGGTGGAGAGCGACACCATCCCCGACGCCAACGAGTTCCGGGACGAGAGCACCATGGCGCCGGAGACGAAGGAGGCGGTGGCGGAGCTCGACGCAGTGCTGGCGGCGATCCGGGCGGCGATGCAGCCGACGGCGGTGAGCCATGGGTGAGAACAGCACCATCGAGTGGACCGACCACACCTTCAACCCCTGGACCGGCTGCCAGCGCGTCTCCCCCGGCTGCGACCACTGCTACGCCGAGGCGCTGGCGAAGCGCAGCCCACGCACCTTCGGCTCCTGGCAGCCGGGCGGGGAGCGGAAGCGGACCAGCGAGGCCTACTGGCGCCAGCCGCTGGCATGGAACACGCAGGCATCGTTCGCCGGCCGGCGCGATCGGGTCTTTTGCGCGTCGATGGCCGACGTGTTCGACACGGCCGCGCCGGCCGATTGGCTCGCCGACCTCCTGGTGCTGGTCAAGCACACGCCAGCCCTCGACTGGCTCCTGCTGACGAAGCGGCCGCAGCTGATCCGGCGGCAGCTCAGGGAGGCCGCGGCGGTCGCGCGCGTGACAGGGCGCAACGACGTGGCAGACTGGGTAGATCAGTGGCTCGGCGGGGAACCGCCCGCGCAGGTTTGGCTCGGCACGACGGTGGAGAACCAGGCCGAAGCCGACCGCCGCATCCCGCACCTGCGGTCGGTGCCGGCGCGTGTGCGCTTCCTCTCCTGCGAACCGCTGCTCGGCCCGCTGAACCTCATGCGCGCGCCCGCGGAGGGCGGCGGCTGGGACAACTGGCTGACCGGCGACCGCCACCGCGGCAACGCCATTTGGTCGGCCGGTCCCGGCATCGACTGGGTCATTGCCGGCGGCGAGTCCGGCCTGCGCGCTCGCTCCATGCGTCCCGATTGGGCGCACAGGCTGCGCGACCAATGCGTCACCGCCGGCGTCCCCTTCTTCTTCAAGCAATGGGGCGCGTGGGCGCCGCGCGCCGACGGCGTCATCGAGAAGACCACGAAGGACAAGACCGGCGCGCTGCTGGACGGGCGGGAGTGGCGGGAGGTGCCCCGTGCCTGACCCCGACCTCCTGGCCCCTCTGCTGCCTCCGCCCGCCGACGCCGCGCGCCTGCCCGGCACCATCGACGGCCCGCCCGGCTGGGAGGATGGTCTGCTGGCCGGCCTGCGCTGCTGGTGCGGCCCCGAGGCGGGCTGGCGCGACCTGGGCGCGCTGCTGGGCGGCGGCGTCGGGTGCGTGGCCTTCCAGGGCGGCCGGCTGCTGGTGGGGCTGAGCTTCGACCTCGGGCCGCACTCCATCCGGCGGCGGGCGCTGGAGGAGGACGAGGATGGCTGACGCCGCGCCACTGCCCGCCCGGGTACGCCCGGCCGCGATCGCCGCCATGACGAGCCTCTCCATCCGCAAGGTGCAGGAGATGGCCGCGGCCGGGCAGATCCCCGGCGCCGCCAAGCTCGGCGGCGTCTGGACTTTCGACCCTGACAAGGTGCGCGCATGGATCGAGCACCGGGAGCGCCTGGCATGTCGCGCAAGCCGCGAAACCTCTTCCTCCGCGGCGATGTCTGGTGGGGGCGCGTCAAGATCGCCGGCACCCTCTATCGAAGCAGCCTACGCACGACTGATCCGCGGGAAGCGGCGCGCCGGCTCAAAGGCTGGCGCCAGCAGCTAGAGCGCGAGCTCTACGGCGCCGCCGACGCCCCGACCTTCAAGGAGGCCGTGGTGAAGTGGGCGGCCGAGGTGCTGCCCAAGGCGGTGAAGCCCTCGGTCGCCACGCGCTACCTCTCCAGCGTGGGGCAGCTCGACGCCACCTTCGGCGCGCTGCGCATGGACCAGATCACCGCGCAGACGGTCGCCGCCTACATCAGCGCCCGCAGCGGGAAGGCCACCAACGCGACGATCCGCCGCGACCTGACCGCACTGTCCCGGCTGCTCGCGGCGTGCATCGCCTGGGGCTGGCGCACCGACAACCCGGCCGCGACCTTCGACCGCTCGATCATCCGGGAGCGTCGCGACCCCATCCAGCCGCCTGACCCGGCGGCCTTGGCGCTGGTGCTGGCCGAGGCCCCGCCCCTGATCGCCCAGGTGCTGGGGCTGCTGGACCAGACCGGCATGCGGGAGAACGAGGCGGTACGGCTCGAGGCTCACGACCTCGACCGGGGCCTCCAGCAGATCCGGCTGACGAAGACGAAGACGAACCGGCCGCGGACGCTGCCCTGGAAGAGCCCTGGTGGCGACGCCGGCCCACTCCTCGCCGAGCTACCTGCCGCCGGCTGGCTCTTCCCGGTTGGCGAGGGGAAGGACGCCAAGCCCTATGCGAACTTCTCCAGCAACGTCGGCCAGATCATGCGGCGCCTGGCCGCGCGCGAGAAGGCGGCGGGGCGGCCGTTCCGGCGGTTCCGCGTCCACGACCTCCGGCATGGCTTCGCCATCCGCTGGCTGAAGCGCGGGGGGAACATCTACGACCTGTCCCGGCACCTGGGGCACACCTCGGTGAAGACCACCGAGGGGTATCTCGGCTTCCTCACCTCCGCCGAACGAGCGGTAGCACAAACAGGAGCACAGACACCGCTTGAGGCGGAGCCGGTCCCGGAGGCTGTGGGGGAGCTAAGTCATTGA